AAGGGCGAAGACAACGTAGCGGGGGACGTGATTGGTCTTTTGCAGGAGCGTGGCTTTGACCCCAAGACCAAGACCCATGTTCACCCGTCAACACTGAAGGCGTTCATCAAGGAACGTATCACTGACGGTAAACCAATCGACCTCGACCTGTTCGGGGCGTTCATTTCAAACACAGCAGTAATCAAGAGGAAATCATAATGGCTAACGCAGTAGCAAAAAAGAAAAGTGCAGAGTTAAGCACAGACGTATTGGACGATATCTTTGAAACAGCAGGGGATGGTGCATCCTTTGCCGCGGACGAGATGCAGATTCCGTTTATCCGGATCCTGCAAGCATTGTCTCCGCAGCTGAACAAGAAGAAGCCTGAGTTCATCGAGGGGGCCTCGTCCTCTGACATGTACAACACGGTCACTGGTCAGTACTGGGATGGCGAGGAGGGCTTGGTTGTTGTGCCATGCTTCCAAGTCACCAAGTATCTGGAGTTCGTACCTCGTGATATGGGGGGCGGGTTTAAGGGTGAGCTTCCGCCGAACGATCCGATGCTGCAACGCACCACTCGCGAGGGGTCCAAAGAGATCCTGCCTCACGGCAACGAGTTGGTTAAGTCCGATCAGCACTACTGCTTGGTGCTTGGTGCAGACGGCGGGTTCCAACCTGCGGTGATCGACATGAAGTCGAGCCAGTTGAAGGTCAGCCGTCGTTGGAAAACACAGATCGCAATGCAGAAGATCAAGAATCCTAAGACTGGTGCGATGGTTACTCCTGCGGTTTACGCTACGATGTGGCGTCTGACTACGACTGAAGAGTCCAATGACCAAGGTACATGGGGCAACTACCAAGTTGCGAACGAGGGCTTGGTTACATCTCGTGATCTCTTGCTGGAAGCGAAAGCCTTCCGCGAGTCGATCATGGCGGGTGAAGTGAAGGCTGCTAAAGATCCAGAACAACAGGCCGCGGCCAGTTCTGTACAGGATGACGATTCCATCCCGTTCTAGTAGCCTCGGGGGCGGTCGATAGTTAACTGTCAACCGCTCCCAATTAACTTCACTTGGGAGCAGTAAATGACACAAGCACAAAGACTGCTTGCAGTATTCGTTGGGGCCAAAGCCGCACACGGCACAACAACCGTGGGCCGAGTCGGACGGAATGGTAAAGCAGAATCCAAGAGTATGATTGTTCGTGAACCTCTGACCGAGGAACTTGTGCAGGCCCACATCGATGGGAAGCAGGGTATCGGTGCAATCCCAATCAACGAAGAGAACAAGTGTAAGTTCGGTGCGTTGGACATAGACATCTATGATCTGAACCACAACGAGGTCCAGGCTAAGATCCAGAAGATGAAGCTGCCGTTGGTGCATTGCCGATCAAAGTCGGGCGGTGCTCACCTGTACTTGTTCTTGAAGGACTGGGAACAGGCGGCGGACATACGAGATTATTTGACCGAGATGTCTATAGCTCTGGGCTACAGCGGTTGCGAAGTATTCCCGAAGCAAGACACCATCATCGCGGAGCGTGGCGATGTGGGCAACTTTATCAACACGCCATACTTTAACGCGGAGTTACCGCAGCGGTACGCCTTCAACGAGAAGTGCGAAGCCTTGGAACTGGACGAGTTCTTGGAACTGGTTGACAAGACCAAGGTGTCTCTGGCCGACCTCGAGAGTATGCGCTTATCCAAGCCTCGTCAGCATTTCACAGACGGACCACCCTGCCTTGAACATTTGGCGGCGGAAGGTTCGATCTCGCAGTATCGTAACAACACGTTCTTTAACGTGGCTCGGTACTGCAAGATGAAGAGCCCTGACGATTGGCAGAAAGAGTTCGAAGGGTACAACCGGACTTTGTCCAGCCCTCCTCTGCCGTCCAGTGAGGTTGTGAATCTGACCAAGCAGCACGAGAAGAAAGATTACCTGTATACCTGCAAGGAAGAACCGATGCGCAGCTACTGCGATCCGGCGATCTGCGCCACCCGTAAGTTCGGCATTGGGACCGATGGTCCGGACAACGTGGCGGTCGGCGGACTTACTATCATGCTGTCGGAACCGAGGCTGTTCTTTATGGACGTTGATGGTGATAGGATCCAGCTGAGTACTGAGCAGTTGCAGAACCAAACCTTATTTCAGAGAGCATGTATGGATCAGAAGAACATTATGCCGCCAAAGATGAAGGACGCGAAGTGGCAGCAGTTAGTCAACAGCCTGATGCAGGGAGCGACCTTCTTGGCGGTGCCGCCGGAACTAACGATAGCTGGGCAGTTTAAGGATCACTTGCGGTCTTACTGCACGAGCCACGTTCGGGCGATGGCTCCCGAGGAGATCGATCTAGGCAAGCCCTGGACTGACGGTGGGACAACCAAGTTTAAACTTGATGGGTTGCTTGAGTATCTGCACCATCGCAGGTTCAGTTCCCTCACACGGGGGCAGATCATGCAGATGATTCGTGATCTCGGGGGAGACACGGGCAAACAAAATATTATGAAGCGTTCATCGAAGGGAGAGATTAAGTCATCCCTGCGTTGTTGGGTCATCCCTGCGTTTGAAGAAGAAGAAATAGAACTGCCAGTCAAGGAGATCTCAAATGACATCCCATTCTAATAAACTGATGCGGGTATCAGAAGTAGCAGACTTGCTCGGGGTATCCAGATCATACGTCTACAAGCTAGCACAGACGGACGAATCGTTTCCCGTACCTATCGTTCTGGGTTCAGAGCACAAGAAGAGATCGTCGAGCCGCTGGGTTCTGTCTGAGATAGAGGACTGGGTTAACTCCAGACCACGGGGGAAAGAACTATGATACAGAATGCAAAGCTACTTCTCGGTCCCCCAGGCTGTGGAAAAACGTACAGGCTGATCCAAGAGATCAAGACCGCCTTGGAGAAAGGCACCCACCCGTCTCGTATCGGAGTGATCTCGTTTACCCGCAAGGCGATTGAAGAGATGATCGCTCGGTCCTGCGCTGAGTTTAACCTTGAAGCCAAGAACTTTCCGTACATGAAGACAAGCCATGCGTTCGGGTTCCACGGTCTCGGTCTCAAGACAACCGACATCATGAACGCCGAGGACTACAACAACATCGGCAGGGAGTTGGGCCTTACATTCGAGGGCCGAGAGTACACGTCCTTGGACGGGGGCATTACTCTTCCTACGATTGGTGGGGCAGGGTCGCGCTATCTGCAACTGGACAGCCGTGCCAGACTCCGGATGGTGGACCTTGAGCAGGAGTACAACGAAGAGGCGGACTGGAATCTGTTCTTTGCCAAGCTCAAGCAGCTGTCCGATCAACTCGTGGAGTACAAACGATCCACCGACAAGTATGACTTCGTGGATATGATTGAGAAGTTTATTGAGTACGGGGAGTCACCCTACTTGGACTACCTGTTTATTGATGAGGCTCAAGACTTCACGCCCCTGCAGTGGGAGATGGCGAAGAAGATCGCTGCGAACTCGGACAAAGTTTGGATTGCAGGGGATGATGACCAAGCCATCCACCGTTGGACAGGCGTGGATGTAAACCTCTTTAACAAAAGTTCGGCCAACATCGAGGTTCTGAGCCAGTCGTATCGGATACCCAAGGCGGTACACGAGGTTGCCGAAAGGATATCCATGCGGATCAGTGGCCGTCATGAAAAGATCTTTGACTCCAGGGAAGAACAGGGGAAGGTCGAGTACGTTAACTACTTGTCGGAGATCCCGCTGCACGAAGGCTCGTTTACTTTGATGGCACGAACCAATGGGTACGTCACAGAGATGGCGAACTGGTTGCGATCTGCAGGTCTAAAGTATTCCCGTAACGGCAAGTCTAGTCTGTCAGAGGAACTGGTTGGCAACCTGATCACATGGGACAAGCTATGCCAAGACAAACCTGTCGGTCTGCAGGAGATCAAGAACCTGTATTCGGGGGTCAAGAAGCAAGGCGTGGATGCTGTTGTAACGAGGGGCTCGATCAAACTGCTTGATGCTCTCTCGAGCGATGTCCAGTTGGACATGGGCACCCTGATCAAGGACTACGGTCTGTTGCGCGATGCTTCGTATGGCGCGTATGAGGTTCTCAATGTGCCAGCCTCAGAACAGGAATACATCGATGCGATATTTCGCCGAGGGGAGGATCTTCTTTCCGCTCCTCGTATCAAGGTCTCTACTTTTCATGCTATGAAGGGAGGGGAGGATGACAACTGTGTGGTATGGACGGCATCAACGAAAGCCTGTGACAGGACCAAGTTCCCTGATGATGAGCACCGAGCGTTCTACGTTGGTGTGACTAGGGCCCGACACAATCTCTACATCCTACTATCTAACAACAAGTATAGGTACACAATATGAAACGCGACGAAGTATTAGACACCGCCAAGGAACTGATCAATGGATCAAGGGCCAAGGACTACGGGGATGCGTTTGCGAACTTCTCCCGCATTGCCACGGGTTGGAACGCGATCATCAAAGAGGCCATGGTAACCCACGGTTATGTGACCGAGCGGCACGTTGCTTTGATGATGGATTGGTTGAAGACTGCGAGGCTGCTCAACGATCTCGACAAGGCGGATTCGTGGATCGACAAGTGCGGATACAGCGCATTGGGTTCAGAGTTCTCGGAACGAGAAAGTGAAATACAGAGACGTTTGGATGTAATGTTGAAGAAGGACACCTGATGTCACAGCAGAATCTTTTCGCAGAGGATGGCGGTGAGCACAGCGATCTTAACTACCAGATCAAAGGTGAGATGGATATCATCGAGATTGATTGGAACATCCCGACTGAGTACCCCGATCTCACCGGATACAAAGAAGTTGCCGTCGATCTTGAAACCAAGGACCCGAACCTTGTAACTCTTGGCCCAGGGTGGGCTCGTAATGACGGGCACATCATCGGCATTGCTGTAGCTGCGGGAGAGTACAAGGGGTACTTCCCCATCCGGCACGAGAACGGGCATAACCTAGATCCGCGGATCACGATGAAGTGGTTGAAGAAGCAACTGTCTGTGCCAGAGATGGACGTGATTATGCACAACGCTACCTACGATGCGGGCTGGCTGCGGGCCGAGGGCGTGGAAGTCAAAGGCCGGATCATCGATACGATGGTGACAGGTGCATTGGTTGACGAGAACCGTTGGACCTTTAGCCTTGATTCGTTGGCCCGTGACTATGCTGGAATCCGCAAGGACGAGAAGCTGCTCAAGGCTGCGGCTCTCGAACGTGGGCTGAACCCCAAGTCAGAGATGTACAAGCTGCCCCCTAAGTTTGTTGGTGGGTACGCTGAGATGGACGCTGTTGCCACGCTCGAACTGTGGAGAGCGTTGAAGGTTCACCTCGACAAGGATGAACTGTGGGACGTGTGGAACCTAGAGATAGGCCTGATTCCCTGCATGTTGGACATGCGGACCAAGGGTGTGCGGGTTGACCTGGACAAAGCAGAGGTAAACAAGAAGGCTCTTCGTGAACAGAGCAAGCACCTGCGCGGTCTTTTGGAGAAAGAAGCTGGCATGGAGGTGGACATCTGGGCGTCCGCATCTATCCAGAAGATGTTCGACAAGCTGGGCATGGAATACCCGAGGACCGATAAGGGTGCGCCTTCGTTCACCAAGTCATTCCTTAACGAATCTCCAGAGAAGATCGCTCAAGTTCTGGTTAAGCTGCGGGAGTTTGACAAAGCTGACAGCACGTTTATCGACAGCATCCTGCGGCACGAGACAAATGGGCGTATCCACACTGAACTGCACTCTACCCGTAGGGATCAGGGCGGTACGGTAACTGGCAGATTCTCTTCGTCCAACCCCAATCTCCAGCAGATTCCTGCACGGGACCCTGACATCAAGCGTTTAATTCGTGGCCTGTTCATACCAGAAGAGGGGTGCAAGTGGGGATCGTTTGACTACTCAAGCCAAGAGCCGAGGTTACTGGTTCACTTTGCGTCGATGATTCCGTCCACGATCCGGCATCCTGTTGTCGATCAGATTGTAGATGAGTTCAACAACGGTGACGTTGACCTGCACCAGATGGTGGCGGACCTAGCGAACATCACCCGTAAGCAAGCCAAGACAGTTAACCTTGGCATCATGTACGGCATGGGCGTGGCGAAACTGGCGGATCAGTTGGGTATTTCAAAAGGTGACGCCAAGGATTTGATCGAGAGACACCACACAAAAGTCCCCTTCGTAAAAGGACTGGCGGACTTGGCCTCTAAGCAGGGGGATAAGAACGGTCAGATACGCACTCTGATGGGCCGTAAGAGCCGCTTTCATCTCTGGGAGCCTGTCACCTTCGGAGCAGGCAAACCCCTGCCCTACGACGAAGCTATGAAGGAGTACGGGGGTCCTGGTGGCAGAGGCATACGCCGTGCGTTCACATACAAGGCTCTGAACAAGCTGATCCAAGGATCGGCGGCGGACCAAACTAAGAAAGCGATGCTTGATTGCTACAACGAGGGGTACACCCCTATGCTGACGGTGCATGACGAGCTATGCTTTAACATAGAGAGTGAAGAGCAGACCGCTCGGATTCAGGAAATTATGGAGACAGGTATTGAACTCTCGATCCCCTCCAAAATCGACGTTGATATCAAAGATGATTGGGGAGAAATAGAATGATGGAAATAGAAGACTTCAAGACTGTTGGCTTTAAGCAAATGCACCAGATGCAGATCGACGCTGTCGTGAACTACATGGCTACCTGCATAAACCTTGCAGCATCCCTCGGGGATCCCGAGATCCTAGCCGAGGTTGAGGAAGAATCAGACGAGCTTATAAAACTCCTTGGTGGGAACGGGTTGCATGTAGCAGTTACCGGGGGAGACTTCGTCTACCGTGAAATCGATACTAGGAACGATCAAGCAAGAAAGCGTTAGCCGCACGTTCCGCTGGAGTCCCGCCCAACAAGGCGGGGTTCACGGGCCCAGGAGCACGAGCCGTGGTCACCGGGAAGGTTGGCTGCGGTAAGCTGCCCTCGCGTTGTGGAGACAAGAACGGGTTGGTGCTAGGAGTCGGCGCACTAGGAGACAAGAACGGGTTGGTGCTAGGAGCCACAGGTGCTGGAGCCCGAGGTGCTAGAGCGGGACGAGGCTCCGCGGCAGGATCCAAAGGTAAGTTCCGCATCTGACGTTGAATCTCGAGCACAGCACTGTTGTCGAACTTACCTGAGATACCAGCATCACGCATCTCTTGGCGATTCTTCTTGGTAACTTTGAACGGCTCGAACTTACCGCGCATGATTCCTTTGACCCCACCGATGTTGTTCTTCTTGAGAACCCTGCGGATGTCCGAGTTCGACAGGCCCATCATACGAAGGTCATCGATCAAGCGATAATACTCTTTGTCTATCCGCAGCTTGTCGTTGTTTGCCGCTTGGAAGGCGTCGGTTAGAGTGCCTGTGCTAGCGTTGAAGTCGTCAGTAACCCTGTTGAACTTACGCTTTGCATCAGTCTGTTGCTGACCTAAACGATATGCCCCGTACTCTAAGCCCTTCTTCGGGTCAAACTCAAGGACCGAAATCCCTGTTGCTTGACGTGCGAACTCTCCAAGAGGATCACGCTCACGGCCCATTTTATCTACGCTGCTGATCATACCGTCTTCAGACCCAAGAAGACCACGGACAACTCGGCT